GAAGCCGCAGCAGCTCGTATAGTATGACAGCAATAAATACAAGATATTAGGGGCTAACAGCATGGCATATGAAGTCAACAAATTCAACGGTGTATTTTTAACGTCAGTAGCTGACGGCACCATCGACACCACTACTGATCTAAGATTAGTTGGTAAGAATTACGCAGGTTACGGTGAAGTACAGAATGAAAATTTTGTGCATCTATTAGAAAATTTCGCCAACACCACAGCACCTCCTAAATCTATTACTGGTCAAATCTGGTTCGATACCTCTACTAAAAAACTCAAATTCTATGATGGAACTAGGTTCAAAGTAGCCAGCGGCGCCGAAGCCAGCGCATCCGCACCCAGCGGTCTAGCCGCAGGCGATTTTTGGTGGGATACCGGAGCTAAACAATTATACACATACAACGGTACAGCATTCACTCTAATCGGTCCGATTTCTAGTCCGGATCTAGGAACTTCGACGATTAGTCCAGCAGTGGTCTATGGAACCATAGGCACCGCAGAAGGCCCACATACTATATTAAAGGTCATATCTGATAGCAAAACTATTGCAGTGATCAGCAAGACTGCATTCACTCTCGACAACAGTAAAAATGCCATAGATGATTTTACAGTCATAAAGAAAGGCGTTACATTGGCCAAATCACAAACTGGTGTGTCCACTGATGATTTTACCTTTTGGGGTACTGCTAGTAACGCCGCTAAACTAGGCGGCTTCACAGCCGACCAATATATTAAAACAGGCGAAAGCTCATTTACGTCAGAAGTCAGTTTCAAAGATCCCGGCCTGCAAGTAGGTGATGGTAACGATCTTAGAATACGAGTAGAAGGCGGAAATCAAGTTGTAGTTGAAAATCGCTTAGGTAACGAAATTACATTTAGAATCACAGTTACTGAGACTACGGATGAAAGAGACATAGCTGTTATAACCTCCACAGGACTAGTTCCCGGAGTTGGTGGTTCTTATACGTTAGGAACTTCAGACTTGCGATGGAGCAATGTCCATGCTAATATATTTACTGGCTCTTTGGTAGGTGCAGTTACAGGAAATACAACCGGCAGTCACAAAGGCAATGTGCTGGCCAATGATAATGATATCATGATCAATGCTGCTACCAAGCAGATAGGATTTGCTGGTGCTAATATTGTAGGCACATTAACTGGATCTATCACAGGATCATCTGCCACAGCCGCAGATGCCGGCACCCTAAACGGATTGGCTTCCAGCGCCACTGTGCCTGGGTCGGCAATAGCCACAGTGACTATACGTAATTCCAGCGGTAACATATTAGCTAACCAATTTGTGGGCATAGCAGACAACGTAGACCGTACGTTTATTGACCGCACTGATGCTAGAGTTGACCCAGCGTGGTCAGATGGCACAGCCAGTACTCAATACAGAACTGCTAGACTCACAGCCACTGCTTACAGCATAGCTGCTAGGGATGTCAGCGGTAACATCACAGCTAACATCTTTAATGGCACAGCCACAGCTGCTCGATACGCTGACCTAGCAGAAAAATATCTTGCTGATCAAGAATACGAAGTTGGCACAGTGGTGATGATAGGCGGCGAAAAAGAAGTTACTGCTGCAGATGTCAACACTCGTGCTGTTGGAGTGGTATCTGCCAACCCAGCTTACATGATGAACAGTGAATTACAAGGCGGCACTTATATCGCTCTAAAAGGTCGTGTACCATGCAAGGTATATGGTTCAGTTAGAAAAGGTGATCGGTTGGTAGCTGGCCCTAGAGGCGCAGCAATTGCCGCACATGGCAATTATGCCAATGTGTTTGCAGTAGCACTAGAGTCAACTGGATCAGATAATATTAGCGTAATAGAAGCATTGGTGTTATAATGACTTTAGGAACCAACGTCTTTGCTGCACAATATGTAGCTATACAAAACAAAGCAGAAACAATGATAGGCACAGGTTCTGGCACACTAGGCTACGGACAAACTATACAAAGTTCCGACGTGTTTTCTGGCAACACAATTACCAAAGCACAATGGGATCTAATTAAATTTGATATTATTAATATTAAATTTCATCAAGATGGAACCATTCCTCCGGTAGTGAATGTTAATGTAGGCGATCCTATAGGGTTTGGAGCTAATTCACCGAATACCAATTATGATATACTATTAAATGATGCCAGTGCAAAAAGGTTTCTCATAGCCGGAAGCCAATCTATAGTCGCTGCCAAAGCCAGCCAAACATATAGCACACCGTGGTCCACGCAGGCACAGGCAACACTAACAGTGACATTTGGTGATGCTAATCAAGGCAGATATTTTTTCAACAGCGGCGGCAAAATAAGATTAACTTCGTCTCTAGTAGGAGCAGCAATATCACCACAGATCACTGCTTGGGTTAATTTTCTAAGCTCAGTTGGCACGCAGGGATTTGGTGCCGACACTGACCCTGCAGTTAATTACTATACAATGACAAATTCTTATCAGACCTATTATCAAAATTTCTTGAGCAGTTCTTATTCTGCCAACAGTTACAAACTTGAAGCCAGAACCAATGTATCAAACAATTCCACTGGAACAGCCACGCAGTTAGAAATACGTGTGACACTTTTAGATAGCTACATTGATCCGGACACAGCTAATCCCGGCCCGCCAACCTTTGCGCCAAACGACGTTGTCAACGGCACCTTGACCATATCTGTATCTGAACTCAAAGCATCCGGGCAATTACAACCTTCTGGTACTTTTTCTATAACCAGCCCATCGTATTCACTTTCTAGTATAACAGGCAGTTAAGGACTTAAATAATCTCATGCCAGCAGTTAACAGTAAAATTCTTAAAGTAGATTATAACGCAATCAGAGACAAGGTAATTGGGGTCTTGGGATTCGGATCAGGTAATTTTGGTTACGGTCAGCAGGCACGGATTCAATCAACGGCAGTCACCGATGACAGCAAAGTCACCATCAACGAATGGGCCAATCTCAGATATGATATTATCAACGCCTACAAGCATCAAAACGGATCTAATCCAACCACTGCTGTGGTCTCTGAAGGTGGCACAATAAGGTATACTTCGAGCTTTACCCCAGACACCGGCACACTGGATGTGCCCCAACGCCAGTATGATGCATGGGCAGATGATTTAATCACTTATAGATTTTTAGTAGCAGCTGGCGAGTCCGCCACCACTGGAGTTGTGTCATCAAGTAAAACAACTTCGTGGTTATCTCAATGTGTGTGTACCATACAGATCTATTGGTCAAATTCCAATGATGCCAGATATTGGTTCAACAGTGGCGGCAAAGTCCGAATCAGTGCATCTAGATCCGGCGGCGCTGCAACTAATCAAAATACATCGTGGACTAGTTTATTGAGTTCGGCCGGTACTCAGAGTTTCGGTGCCGCGACCCCGAGTACAGGAACATCACCCAATGATGGCACAAATTGGTATAAAACTACCAGCACATTTCAAACCTACTACACAGCCACCGCATCAAGCCCTTATGGATCTAACACCTATCAATTGCAGGCTAGATGTGTTGACCAACCCAGTAACAGTGGAGGCTCTGCAAGCCAATTAGAGATTCGGGTGCTATTCACAGACCCATATGTTGATCCAGGAGTCGGAGTACCACCTGCAGGAGTCCAAACTCAAACAGCAGCGAATTTCCCCCCTGGAGATTTAGTGGATGGTACGCTGACTGTGAATGTTTCTTCACTGTATGCCACAGGTATTATGGTGCCTGGAAGCTTAAACTTTACAGTGCCTCAACCAATTATTGCCATAGGCGCAGTAACCGGCAGTTAATTAATTTTTCCCAGGTTCTAGTTCATCTATAAATAAACTACGTAGTTTATCAAGGAGAACTCATGGACCAACAGCTTAAACAAGCTCTGGATTTTGCCAACTATCAACAGACCTTTTCTATTCAAAAAAAAGTTCTCAAAGAACGTATGTCAGCCAAACTAACCTATGGATTCAATGGCGGCCTGTTTCGAATCGATAGAACTCTTTTGACTTTTGTAGACATGCTGTGCGCCAAGGATAGAACATCCGGAGTGATTCTGTTAGATGCCAATGAAAATCCTGTGCTAGTAGATGACCTCGAAGAATTTCGTGATGAGATTTTCCGCAGATATTTTGAAGTTACTAATGAATATTTTGAACAACATCAAAAGATTAAAAAAAGTAGATCTGTGGAAAAACTAATATCGCAATGACACAGGGAATACTACTCTATGCACACAATAATCGCACAGTCGATTATGCATTAATGTCGGTAATAGCTGGGGGGCTGGCTAAGAAAAATTTGCAGGTTCCAGTTTCGTTGATTACCGATGCATCTACTATTGCATGGATGAAGGAATCAAATATTTTTAATCAGGCCGAGACCGTGTTTGATCATATTATCGTGGTTGACAGACCTACCACTGATAATCAAAGACGCCTGCATGACGGTCAAACCGGTCAGATGATTCCGTTTATAAACACCAACAGAAGTACAGCATATGATCTTACCCCCTACGATAGAACATTATTAATAGACAGTGATTTTTTTATCTTGTCAAACAGTCTTGGAGAATATTGGAATGTTGATGCAGATGTCATGCTAGGAAGTGCTATCAACGATATCTATGATGATTCTCGTGTAGGATACCTAGACAGGCACGTGAGTGACACAGGCGTCAAAATGTATTGGGCTACCACAGTGATGTTTTCAAAGAATGCAAATGCCAAATTGTTTTTTGACACAGTAAATTATGTCAAAGAAAATTACTCTCAATTTGCCGATGTGTTTAGATTTGACTGTCGTCAATTTAGAAATGACATTGCCTTTAGTGTGGCTAAACATATATTAGATGGCTATCAACAGGATGACGTATTATCATTGCCTCCGGTATTATCAGCCTTGGACAAGGATATCCTGCATGGTGTTAATGGTAACACTCTGACATTTCTTGTAGATCATAAATTGACCAACTCGTATTGTGCTGCTGCTATATCTAACATAGACATACATATCATGAACAAGCAAAGTGTGATTAGAAACAAACAGGCGTTATTGGAGTTAATATGAACTTCGGATATTTGCTAATTGTTGCAGAACACGAGTCTATTGATTATCTACAGCTGGCCTACGGCCTGGCACTGAGTATAAAAAACACACAACGAGAAGGTTACGATCGAGTAGCGATCGTGATAGATGATAAAACAAAAATAGAAAAACTTACCAGCCCGTGGGTGTTTGATCATGTGATAGAATGGAGCCAAGAAACATTTTGGGACGGTCGTAGCTGGATGGATCAGCTTACTCCGTTTGATCACACAGTATGTTTAGATGCTGATATGATATTTTTACAAGACCACAGCCACTGGATTGATTATTTTGTTGATAACAGTGAATTGTATGTTGCAAATCAAGTGTTCACTTACAGAGGTGATACTGTAGTCGACCGCACTTACAGAAAAGCCTTTGATAAAAACAATCTTCCGAATTTATATTCTATGTGGACTTTTTTTAGCAAGGATTCTCAAATGGCCAGAGAATTTTTTGATCTAGGCAGGAGCATAATTAAAAATCCCATAGAATTTTCAAACATGTTCTTGAATAATTTCAAACCAAAAGTCTTAGGTACTGATGAAGCATTTGCATTGTCTGCAGATATACTAGGCATCTCAGACGACATAGCGTATGAATTAGAATTTCCTAGAATAGCACATATGAAACCCATGTTACAGAATTGGCCATGGCCTGCAGATACATGGAGTGACCATGTGGGATTTTATTTCAACAAAAAAGGACAATTGAAAATAGGGAACTATCAACAGTATGATATAGTACACTATGTGGAAAAAGATAAAATAAACACAGAAATGATAAACAATCTAGAGGAAATCGCATGGAAACCGTAGAAGATTTTGACAAGTGGTTAGCTGAGTACAAGCCAGCACCAGTGAAATATGTGGCTGTGTATGATCAACTAACAGGTGCAGTAATCAGTGTAGGTCCTGATTATGCCTTTCCGAATGAAGCATGTGTGGTTGAAATAGATAGCGAAACAGCATTATCAATCATCACAGCAGAAATACAGATACACCATTGCCAGATAGATATTCATTCGGGCGATTTAGAAATAGCTGAAACAAAAACTTTGAATAAATTAGATGACGTTTTACATAGAATACCGTTGATACAATATACCGATATAGCTAAACCAGATGTATATCTTACCTATACAGCAAAAAGTCAAACATTAAAAATACAGCTATCAACTGAGTTTGGCGGAACCAAAAAATACAAAGATGCAAACAAACAAAGAAAATTTGTTTGGGACGGCAGCACAGTTATGGACTTTTTAATTACTGAATACAACGATCCTAATTTGATCTACAAGATGTTTTCTGTTAAAATAAATGATCTAGTAGGTAAAACAGTCACAGTTAAAAACGTATCCTATGATACCTTTAGTGTTTATACTAGACGGTTATTTAAAAATTATGTGATTGAACTAAAATGAAAATTATTGAATTTGATATTGTGTTTTTAAGTTATGATGAACCTAATGCAGATCTGCATTATGCTGACCTCTGTGTCAAGGTACCTTGGGCCAAGCGTGTACACGGAGTCAAAGGCAGCGACCATGCACACAAAGCCGCAGCAGAATTAAGTGAAACAGATTGGTTCATCACCGTTGACGCCGACAACATTGTAGATCCTGCGTTTTTTAATCTAGAACTAGATATGAAAGACCCTAAAATACAGGTCTACGGGTGGTGCGGTCGAAATAAAATCAATGGGCTTAGATACGGCAACGGTGGAATAAAAATCTGGAAGAAAGACTTTGTTCTCAATATGAAGACGCATGAAAATTCAGAAAGTGATCGAGGCCAGGTAGATTTCTGTTGGGAAGATGGATACCGTAATTTTCCAAGGGTCTACAGCGACAGCGTGATTACAGGATCACCGTTCCAGGCATGGCGAGCAGGATTCCGTGAAGGTGTTAAGATGACGCTGCTTGATGGAGTGCGTGTGCCGCCACAAGAAATTAAAGAACGCATCTGGTGGCATAATATTCATCGTCTTCGAATGTGGTCAACTGTAGGCGCCCATGAGGAAAACGGGTTGTATGCTGTTTACGGTGCAAGATTAGGCACATGGATGACCAACTGCACCGATTGGAATTATATTGATGTTAGAGATTTTGAAATCCTTAAAAACATATATCAAGAAAATGTTCTTCATGGTAGTTTAGAAACGGACATAAAAGACCTAGGAGACAGATTGAAAACTCATCTAGGCCTAGATTATCCTTGTCTGGATGCAGCGCAAAGCAAGTTTACATTGGATCTCTATGACGAGACTATTAATCTAGGATTAACATATTATCGGACAGTTGATAATGTATGATATATTCTTTGTAAGTGAACACAACTGCAATGTAGAGCTTTGGAATAAATGCAAATCTCGATTTCCTAATTCACAGCAGATTCAAAATTGTAATAATATTAATCAGATATCTGAACGGGCATTAACCAAGATGTTTTGGGTGATATGGGATGATCTATGTGTCAACGAAACCTTTGATTTAAATGGATATCGTGCTACAAAATGGGATGACATGTATGTTCATATATTTCAAAACGGTAATAATTTCGACGGAATTTGTTTATTTCCAAAAAAATTAAAAATTTCTCAGAGAGAATTCGACAACAGATTTTTTACAGAAAAAAAAGAAATTAATACAACAGCATCTATACCATTACAACAACACTATGATATTATTTTTATTAGTTTCGACGAATCTAATGCAGACGATAATTTTAATAAACTGCTGGAAAAATTTCCTAGAGCAAAACGTATTCACGGAGTAGTTGGAATACATCAAGCTCACATCGAAGCAGCTAAAATCGCTACTACCAGCATGTTTTATGTAGTAGATGGCGACGCTGTAATTTTAGATAATTTTAATTTTGATTATCTAGTTCCTAGGTATGAAAGGAATCATGTGCATGTGTGGCGTAGTCAAAACCCAGTAAACCATCTAGAATATGGATACGGTGGTGTTAAATTATTACCAAGAGAAAAGGTGTTAGCAATGAGCATCGACTCAGCTGATATGACAACTAGCATTTCTAATAATCTCAAAGTTATGAATGATATTTCAAATATTACCGCTTTTAACACAGATCCGTTTAATAGTTGGAAATCCGCGTTTCGAGAATGCGTTAAATTGTCTAGTCGACTTATTGATCGACAAACAGAAAACGAAACACAAATACGATTAACTCAATGGTGTACAGTCGGCGATGACGTTAACGCAATCGAAGGTGCGATTGCAGGCCGAGAATTTGGTATAAAAAATAAAAATAATAAAACAGAATTGAAAAAAATAAATGATTTTAATTGGCTGCGAGAACAGTTTGATGGACGATAAGAAAAGAATACAAAAGTTTATTCCAATAATGAACGAGATTAGTCCTACGTTCTGTATGGCCAAGTGGCACCACACGACTATCTATTTACAAACAGGAGAAACTCATAGTTGCTATCATCCTGCACCTCATAAAATTCCTTTAGATGAAATAACCATAGATCCGAGTGCATTACATAACACCAATCAAAAGAAAATGGAACGTCTTGAAATGCTCAACGGCGGCAAACCTAGTGGATGTAATTACTGTTGGAACATCGAAGCACTAGGAGATGATGTTGTATCGGATCGTAAAGAACGTAACAGCACAATTTATACTCCGGAACGATTTCAAAAAATTAAAGACGGTGATTGGGATCAAAATGTTAATCCGCAATATATAGAAATTTCGTTTGGCAACGAGTGTAACTTTAAATGCGGGTATTGTCATCCTAAACACTCTAGTAGTTACTACAAAGAGATCAAAGATCATGGACCATACACCATGGTATTAAATCATCGCAACGACATAGATTGGTTCAAAGTACATGAAGAAGAAACAAATCCCTATGTAGAAGCCTGGTGGCGTTGGTGGCCGGAAGTACGCAAGACATTGACTATACTACGTATCACTGGCGGCGAACCGTTATTACAAGCTAGCACATGGAAACTGTTAGATGACCTAGCAGTTAATCCCTTGCCCAATCTTGAATTAAACATCAATACTAATTTTGGAGTCAAGCCAATATTAATTGATAGACTGGTAGAAAAAGTTAATAATTTAATTACCAACGACTGTATCAAAGATTTTAAAATTTTCACAAGCACGGATACTTGGGGCGCCCCAGCAGAATATATTCGCACCGGGTTAGATCTAACAGTATGGGAACGCAATTTAGACACATACTTGACGAAGACTCGACTCCCTATAACATTTATGATAACTTTCAATATTCTCACAGTAACTAACTTTCAAAGTCTATTAGAAAAGATCCTAGAATGGCGTGTTAAGTACAATGGATTTGAACAAAATAAATGGCAACGTGTGCGCTTTGATACACCTTACTTAAAAGAACCGTTGCAGTATGACATGAATATCTTGCCTAAAGACAAGTTTATGCCGTACATGGTAAGACATCTGGACTTCATTCTAGCCAATCTAGACGATAAAAACCGTAGTAAATTCAACGACTTAGAGTATGCTAAATTTGAAAGAGTTGTAAAATACATGGAATCAGCTATCTATACCCCAGAAAAGATAAAAGAAGGTCGCAGAGACTTCTTTAATTGGTTCACGGAATATGATCGAAGACGCGGCACCAATTTCTTAGAAACATTCCCGGAACTGAAAGATTTTTACTTTGAGTGTGGCCAAACAGCTTAGAATTTAATGGCATTTATTAATTTTTCAAATAATGCTATTTGTTGTTTTCGATGAATATTTTCAATAAAAACATTATAATTATATTTCAGCAATTTTTTATTTCTAAACCGCCATTCTATTTGTTCTTCTCGAGACATTATTTTTAAAAAATTAACTGCCTCGGAAGCACTTTCTAATAATTTCTTATATCGTATAATGTCGTCGGGTTCGTTATCAAAGTCTAAATTGAAATAACTTTCGTAACTTTTAAATCCTAATAGACTTAATTTTTTATTAATTCCTTGATGTCCGTAAATCAGCATAGGCTGAAAGTTAATAATAGGTTTTAAGAATTTTTCTGAAAAGAACAGTGTAGTATTATTAGAATTGTCCGCCAGTGTCTCATTGACAATACTAAACGCTGTTTTAGCATGTAATTCGGGCAATGCGTTAAATGGATCATTAACGTCAAACTGTTTCTTATCAGCAATCAATGGGAGATTGTTTTTAAAATCTTTATATTGAAGATCAGTTATTTTCATTTTTTCAAGAGCATACTTGCTGATCTCGTAATTAACTATATCTTGACTAATAATACTGTGATCAACTAATGGTGAATTAAACAGCATACAGTGTGCAAATACTCGATGCGATCGATTTCTTCTAGACAAGCTAAGTATAGCTTTTTCATAATTTTTATAGCAATGACCTTTGGCTTTCTTTAATCCCCCGACCGGAGTATCTTTCCAGGCACAACTGCTATCTAATGCAAAAATTGGAATACTATTGATTTCAGTTAAATCGTCAATAAGATTTCCTGTAAAGTAAAATACCTTTTTAGGATTTATATTATGAGTAATACAACTCTCATGAAGTGCTTTTGCAATAGGAGTAACATTCGGACTGAATCCTTCGAATATAGAATCAAATACTAATACAGTTTTATGATTTCTGAGTTTGTCTAACGATTCATTATCGATATATTGGAACAGATTAACACCGTCATAAGATGGCACTGGATAATTTAGTAATAATTTGATGTAGGATATTTTATTATCAATGCCATCAAAATAGCCAGTGAGTAATGTTGTGCCTTTAGGACTCCAGAAATACGGATTGGCAGTTATAGTAGCATTTAATTCTATCATGATATATTTATGTACTAAATATTTGATATGCAGAATTCAACCTCCTCTATCGATTTTAAAAAGTATAAAAGATTTTTTGCATTTGGTTGCAGTTTTACTACCTATTCATGGCCTACCTGGGCAGACATAATAGCAAAGGAAATTCCGGATCATTACATATACGCCAAACCAGGAGCCGGCAATTTTTATATTTTTCAAGCATTGATGGAAGCAATTATACATCATAAAATCAATACAGACGATCTTGTGATGATCATGTTTTCAAATATAACAAGAGAAGATCGATTTATCAAAAACCAAGGATGGATTACGCCTGGTAATTTATATCATCAAACAGAATACAGCCAAGAATTTTTAAAAAAGTATTTGTGCCATCACGGATATTTAATGAGAGATTTAAATTTAGTCCAAGGTTGTAAACTAGCATTAGAAAATATTGGATGCGACTACGACTTGATGTCTATGGTTCCGTTTGACAGCGAGCAAAGCAACGATAAAAAAATAGATCATGTTGATTACATTCTTCGATTTTATAAAGATATTATAGAATCTGTTAGACCCAGCGTGATGGATGTGGTGTTTAACAATGATTGGGAATCTCGTCCACACCGTCCTGAATATTTTGTTCAATGGCAAAAACAGAAATACAGAGATAATCATCCTACACCTGCAGAGCATCTGGAATTTCTACAACGTACCTACACCGACATTAAATTTAGTAAGTTCACGCTGGAGTTTGTCAACACTTGTAATGAAGTTGTTTTATCTGACAATTTTGTAAATAGTTTGCACGATGTTTCACCAGTTATATATCCTAGACTAGGTGAAGGTACTGATTATGAGTAAAATACTTCAGATACTTGATATAAGTTCAACGCCGGTTAACACACAGTTGTTTAACATAACGGCTGTGAATCGTAGGCAAGACCCATATTGGGTTGAATTTGCAGAGCCCCATTTTAATGAACTTGGAATAGAAATAAAAATATTATCGTTAGATAAAATTGATTTATCAAAAAAATGGTTAATTAAC